CTTTGGTCTCTCAATGTATGGTTCTGCTTTGACACCATATATTGTGACATTGTGAGTCAATTCCCATAGAGTTTTCTTGTCCATATAATACTGGTCAAGTAAATCTGGATTACAGTCAGGTATAAACTTTGGATCTACCACTATGTGCACATCCAGATCAGAGTATTGTGTGTAATTATACCCTGCATTACCACCTAGCAATAGAACATCGACTATCGCTCTCTCATCTAGATCAACATAAGCAGCAAATGCTTCTGCAAAATTCATCAATGCCTCGTTCACCTCAGGCTTGAGAGAATCCCCAATCCAAAAGGTTGGATTGAGGATTTCTGTGAACCTAAGAGTCAATGACTCTCTAAGGTCTTTGGGTTTGATATGTCTTAGGACTCTTGAATACATGTATGTATTTAGAGCCAATCTTTTCGCTGTTGTTGCTCTGGTATAACTTTCTCGATGTCTATGAGTAATAGACCATCCTCAAATCTGACATCCTTGACAACAAGTTCGTCTGGTAGTGACCACGTACGAGAGAATGCTCGTTGTGCCAGTCCTCTATGCATGTATTCATGCTCTACCCCATCTTCCTTCTTGCCCTCTACAATAAGTTGTCCTTCTTGTGTGTAAACTTTCAGATCCTTTTTCTTGAATCCTGCTGCTGCTACCTCAACTCTATACTCGTGATTTGATAACTTTATAGTATTATAAGGTGGATAGTTTTGTATTGGTGTATCAAATCTTTGATGCCAATCATCGAATCCAATCATATTACGTCTTATCTTCTGAAGATAATCGTAAGTATCTCCTACAGACAGTGTAACACTGCCATCTGTTCCAAACATGGTGACCTCCTTGAGCGTCTAATTGTAATGTCCCTATAAGGCGACACTACTAATTATACATTACTCTTTATAAGATAAGGTTCGGTTGTTACTATTGAATAGTGTGGATGCCTTTTTTATTGATCTAATTGCACCATGAGCATTTACATTTATCTGTAAACATATCTCATCATACAAATCTCTCAAGTAATCTAATGTATCTTTCAATGAATGTAATTTTTTATCGTCAATTACTACAAGATAATCACCCTCATGCATTGTTATATTTGCATTAAACATACCTTCAATAACGTCTTTTATTTTTTGTTGCTTCTGCCCGTCACCATAGATGTCCACATTCAATTGATGAGTGCCTCTATATTTTTCTATGATAGGTGCATACCAACCATAATATTTTTCCCACCTTTTTTTTCTCTTTTCATATGGATGATAACCATACTCATCAAGATCTATAACGTACAAATCACCCTTGTCATTTTTGATATAATTTTCTGGTAGCATATTGATAAATGAGTAATCAGAATCTCTTTCAATTATATCCTCATATAAAATATTGAAATCTTTTATACTCCTTATTGGTTTACCTTTTATATACTCTGCCTCATAAACAATTAGATTACCGTCCCACCTCAATGTAAATTTTGGCACTTTAATTTGATTGAAGTTTTCAGTTTGTAATTTTTCTAAATTTTCATACACTGTATATTGATCAATTCCGTCAGGGAATAACATTTCTTTTTTTATTGTAAGTGAGTAAATATCATATTCTCGTGCCTCACCCCTTACAATACGTGAGTATGTCATTCTATTGTTTTCTTCTTACCTATATTGTATTTTGTTTCAAGTGTCCAATTACCTTTCTCTTTATAACTTATTACCTTTATTTGATTGAGTGGTGCTATATCAAGTGTCTCATCTATGACAGTTGATATGAGACCCCAATCGCTTAGTAATTGTATTATTCTATTTCTACGTTGCACATCATTGACACTAAGGTTCGCTTTTTTACCATCTAAAGCAAACAATTCTTTAAAATGCACAATGAAATATTTACCTTGCTTGTGCAATATGTGACAAGATTGATATAATTTTTTTTCTTTTCTGGATGCTACACCAATTCTTGTGAGAGTTTCTCTTACCTTCAGAAAATCATCTGGTTCAGACAATAATATCTCTATCATTTTGTCTGGAGTCCAGTGATACTCTGGTTCCACAATGTTCATTTCAATCCACCGACTTCAAGTTTGTTTTGAATAAATCTAATTTGTTCTTTAGTTAGAAGTGGGAGAACTTGCTTTGCCTTTTCATTACTATAACCATAGTATGACTTGATAAACTCAAGGTTCTTCAACTCTTCTTTCCTAATCCAAGGTGCAAACCTTTTCTTAGATCTGAGAGTATTTAGATAAAAATCATATTGCAACTGCTTGTCTAGGTCTATATGCATGTTCATTTCATTAACATACATGACACAATCAAGATGACCAGACAGACATCTATTGATGATATATGGTGGATAATTCTTGATACAATCTGGATCTTCCTCCATCAAATTTTTCTTTGTGCTGTTGATAGAGTTCAACCAATCCTTTAGTTCAACGGTCAAAGATCCTCTCCTTCATCTCAGGTGTCCACTTACTATAATAACCTGTTTTGTGCAACTCTGCTCTCTTTTCTAACAAATCTTTTCTATCTTGAACAATGATAGCGGTCACACCACTGTTGACCACTTCACCACCAACATCTTCAATAGTATCTGGGTGCTCATCATAAAAAATAAATTGAGGGTGTTTTGTACCTAACCATGACACTACACTTTTTAATTTTTCTGCAGAGGGTAATAAAGGATATTCAAAATAAAATATTTTGACTTTAGATCCAACAATATCTTTTATACCATCTTCCAACTCATCATAATTTACAAATTTTTTTATCTCTACATTACCATCTAACCATGCTTTCTTAGCAAAAGGACATGGAGGTAGATTATTGAAAACAGGATTAGGTTTACTAAGATAATCCAGTATCCAATTTTTCAGATTTTGGTTTGATGATAATCCTGTTGTTTTCATAATCTGCTTTGAATTCTAGTTTCACATCATGTGACCAACACATCTCTTCGTAGAGCATATTGAGTCTTTCCATGTCCTCGTAAAGATTTTCTACTTTATCCATTTCTCTTGTAAAATTCTTTGAGAGATGATTGACATTGACCCACATTTTCTTTTGGATCTAATTTATTATAACCTTTCATTTTCTTCCACTCACTGTATAGTGCACCAAGCAACCACGATTGAGATAGACTCTTAGGTCCGTTTTCCAAAAGTTCAAGATACCTTTTGTTGGATGTGTAACTTTTGTACTCCTCTCTCCAATTAGAATCATCGTATGGTTTCATAGTTTGTGAGGACAAGTTCTTTTCGTTTTTTTTGTTCTTTAATGTAGTCACCAGTAGATCTCATTGTGTAAGTGTGTTCATATTCTGCTGCTTTCCAGTCAGCAAATCTTCTCTTATTTAGAATTGATGAGTTGTAACTCACAATCATATCATGGTTAGAGTGGGAGCATGTTTCAGAAAATTTTGTGTGATGAAAATACTTGTGCATACTACCTTTTTTACCATAGAGATTTGATCCTATCTCATAAGGTGGATCAAGATAGATAAATGATCCCTCTCCTCCTAATAAGTCTTCGTAAGATAAGTTTGTTATCTTCCAATGTTTTATAAGTTGCATATACCCTGTGAGTTTCTCTATACCATTCATAGAAAAATTGGAGTCACTTGCCTGACGAGAGAATGAACTATTCTCACCAAGACCACTGAAACTACACTTGTTTATAACATAAAAAGCAACTGCTTTATCTACATCAGTGCCCTTTGATAATATATCTTTAGACTCTATGAATAATTCTTTTGCCTTATCTGGATCAGGATTATCTTTTTTTATCTTTGTTAATTTCTCTTGCATGACATCACCTGCAAGTTGTAGGCATGCCCAAAAATTATATAATGGTTCGTATAAGTCGTTGACCCATATAGACAAGTCAGGATAAGTTTTGGTTACCCATAGAGCAACAGACCCACCTCCTACAAAGGGTTCTCTAAATTGATCATACTTACTAAGGTCAGGAAAAAATTCGCTGATCTTTGTGATTGCTCTGCTCTTACCGCCAGGATAACGCAGGGGTGTTTTCAAGTTCTTCATGGATGTAGTCTTCAATTGATTTACGAGGAAACCAGTTCAAAGCAATCGCTGCCTTATAAACTGATGCAAGTGTTTCTCTTGCTTCACCAGGTCTTTCTGGTATATATTCGATCTCTCCTCCGATCATATTAGCAAGTTCAATGACAGAGGTGTTTTTACCTGTACCAATATTAATTTCTATACCAGAAAAGTTACACATCATAGCATCTATGTTCGCTTCAACCACGTCACTTACATGAGTGAAATCTCTACGTTGTTCACCATCCCCCACTACAGTCAGAGGTTTACCTGCCTTCTTCTGCTCTAAAAACAAACCTACCACAGGAGCATATAATCCTTTGAGTGGTTGACGATCACCATATACATTGAAATATCTTAGTGTAATAGTTCTAAGACCATGCAAGTTGTGATACATCTGACACATGACCTCTGCTGCTCTCTTACTAGCAGAGTAATGATTCAAACAATCAGTCGGCATTGTCTCTTCAAGTGGTGGTTCATTTCTCAAACCATAGAGAGATGATGTAGAAGAATTGACAAACCTTCTTACACCTGCAAGTCTTGCACACTCCAACATATTGACAGTCCCTTGTATATTTGTATCAAGGCATGCCTGAGGATTCTTCATTGCAACTTGTATTCTACTGAATGCTGCTAGATGGAAGACGGTATCCACACCCGAAAATAAAGGACTGCAATCATCCATATTGCGGATGTCAACAGTATGATACTCAGCGAGTGGGTTGTGATAAAATTTTTCATTAGATACAGCAGATTCGTTGTCAATAACAATAACTTGATTGTTTTCATTTTGTAGTAGTCGATCTACTATGTGGGAACCGATGAAACCTGCCCCACCAGTTACAAGAAATTTACTCATTTGAATTCACAATTACACATGATCTCAGTCAATGCTGCCAATAGATTGATTTCTTGATCAGCAACAAAGGCAGACTGATATTGATACTTAGCAATAATCAACACTGCCTCAGGTATTGACTTTGGTTTCATCGACTCATAGATTGAGTCGTATATACTTCTTAGTATAGCATTACTATCGTTATCTAGGTTCTGAACTATCCATTTCCTGACATTTGGAAACTCTTTTTTCTTGAGATAATCAACAAGTTCTTTGACATGTGAATCACTTAGGACTGCAAGTATGCCTGTATCTATTTTACCACCTGCAGAATATCTTTGACATTCGTTCAATACACGTCTCCAATCTGGAAAGTATTTACTAATCAATTCTGCTACAACTTTTTTATCACTCTCTACACCTTCCTTCTGTAAGATCTCATTTATTCTTGCGAAGAATTGTGCTGCAATAGATGGTTTATCCTGTCTACTGATACTAAAGTCCACAACAGAGCACCTACTATGGAGTGGTTCAATGATTTTGTTCTTGTAATTGCAGGTAAAAATGAATCTACAGTTCTTGTAGAATGCTTCGATGTTCGCCCTGAGTAATAGTTGAACGTCGGAAGTGGTATTGTCTGCTTCGTCGATGATAATGACTTTGTGGTTTGCAGAAGCAGTAAGAGAGACCGTGGAGGCAAAGTTCTTCGCCTGATTACGTACCGTATCCAGAAACCTACCCTCGTCAGAACCGTTGATAACATAGTAATCACATCCTAATTGTTGACACAGTGCCTTTGCCACAGTAGTTTTACCAATACCAGGCGGTCCTGCTAATAATAAATTAGGTATTTCACCTTCTTGTAAAAATTCTTTGAACGTATTTTTGATACGATCAGGGAGAATACAATCATCAATAGTTTTGGGTCTGTATTTTTCAACCCATATAAAATCACTCATTAGATCTCCACTGTTTTCTCATGCTAACATACGTGTCATTTTTTGCAACAATATCTCTTACTCGCTTAAATACTTGTGCAGACTTCGCATACTTATTAGTCATATGGTCTGGGTCTTGGGGTCTTACGTTTCCTTCGCTATCATATTTCTTGCCTGTCTTATGATTGGCATAGCGTCTTGAACGTGTAAAACCCATCTCTAAAAATTTACGACACATATCCATACCGATGAAATCTTTTTCATCTCGGTAGTCAAGATACATTGCAAATATTTTGTTTGATGATTCTACTGCAATCTCTGGAGTCTTAAATCTCCAATGAGCACATATATCGTTAGTATAAGGGCGAACCAGTAGAACTCC